ATTCTGTCCACATCAGTTAAAAGTCCATCTTGAGCTTTTTGATTATAAATTTTAGTTACATCAGCAAATTCTTCTTGTGAGTCTGCGGTTATCTTTCTAACTGCTGCCAAATCTTCTACATTTAAAGCTGTGCCTTGTTTTAAATTTAAAACATCATCAATTTTCCAGCCTTTTTCTAAAGCCGCTTCATGTAAAACTTCTCCTTCTTTACCAAATCTTATTCTTCCTCTTCTTGCGTTCCAAAATTGTTCATTTTCATTTGCTATATTTTTAATTATGTTTTCTTCATCTTCATCAAGAAGTTTTTTATTCAATCTAACATTAGCAGCAAAACCCTCTTTAGGTTCAGGAGCAACTCCTTCTGGAATAAATTCATCAACTCTTTCTTTTTTAGCTTGTTCTAAAGTTGTAGCAGTATCAATTTTTGGTTCTGTTTGTAAAGGAGTTTCTGTTTTTTGTTCTATTTCTTCTGCTTTTTTAAATTTATTTTTTATTCCTCTTAATCCTGATATAGCAGCATCAACACCTAATCCAAAACCAATACCTTCTAAAGCCATTTTAAATCTGCCTTCAGCAACAGTATCATCTTTATCTGCCATTAAATATTCAGATAAAGGGTTTGGTGCATATTCTTGAACTATATTAGATAATCTTTCTTCATCAGGACTAAATGCTAATTGTTCTGCTGTTGCTCCAGTAATTGCAGCTTTTGCAAGTTTGCCTTTTTTAGTTACAGGATCTAAAACTTTTTTTGCTTTTGATAGTTTGTTTAATTTTGACAAAGTTGTTGCACCTTTTGCTAAACCCGCATAAGGTACAGCAAAACCAGCTATATCTCTTATAACACTCCCACCAAAATAAGTAGGCTCTTCAATTACTGGTAAATCTGGTATATCAGCACCAGTAACATCTTCTATTAATTCAGTAGTTGCTTGAGCTGTATCTCTTAAAGCTCCGCCAACAGTTCGATAAATATTTTCTCCAACTCCTATTTTTTCTTGATATTCTTCTAAAGGAACAAATTTACTTTCAAAAGAATTTTTAGAAATATCTTTGTTTTGATTTTCTTTTTTTGGCTGATATTCTTCTAAAGGAATTAAGGCCATAATTTTTATGAATTATTTTCAACAAATTTGTTACCGTATTGATCTATAACAATTTTTTTACCATCTGAAGTTTGTTCACCTGTGTCAGAGTATAGTTGATCTTCAAAAAGTTCTGGACTCGTGTATTTTAAATCTGAAGCTTCAGGATCAATAATTAACAGTGTGTTATATTCTTCTGAAGTTATTTTTTCTCCTTTAGCTATTTTTCTTGCTATTTTTGCTCTCATTTCTGAAATAGTTTCCTCCTCAGGTTGCATAGCAGCTTGTCTTTCTGCAAACCTACCAACAACACCACGACCACCAAGAGCATCGCTTAAAGCAAATAACATTTGACCAATGCCTTTATTTCTTGCAGCCAATCTTTTTTGGTTATAAAGCTCTCTTAATTCTGGTGTGGCGGCAGCTCTTTCTTCTTCTGTAGCTATTTGTGCGCCACCTAAACGGGCCAACATATTTCCTAAACCAGTGTGTTTGTTTAAATCAGTGCCTTCATCTGCTATTAAATTATCTATTTGTTTTTTTGTTTCTTCTGCTTTGTCTAGAGTTATTAAGTTATCAGCAGGCATTGTTGAATCGCTCATTAATCCTAGATTTTGTTGTTCTTGCATCATAGGAGATAAAAAAGATTTTACTTCTGGAGTTTGGTCAACAAGTTCTGGTTGTATTCCTCTTCTGCTGTTTATTCTTGATAAAGAACCAGGAGAATTAAAACCAAAAGATGGAAAATTAAAATTTGTTCCTATGTTATTTCTTACTACTTCTCTTTTAGCCATTTTATAAAACTCCGTAGTTTACTAAATAATATCCATTAGCATCTTCAGTAACTGCTCCAGGAATATGTTTAACTTCTTGAGCCATAACTCCAACATTGTATGGATATTTTTTATCCCAATTTAATTCTTTAGCAGTTTCATTCCAATCCCAAGAATAAATGTTATAACCATTTTGTTTACCTAATTTTTTAATATTAGTTTTCATTCTTTGATCTGATCCGCCTGCAAATAAACCACCAGCACCAAAAGCACCGCCAGTTGCCATCGCTCCACCAATACCAGCTGCTGCTCCTAATATATCGCCAAAGCCAACTGATTTTTTTGCTGTTTGCGTTTGTCCAATAACAGCTGGAGAAATACCACCAGCAGCTTGTCCTAATAAACCTAATTGATAAGCAGGATAACCAAGTTCTCTTTCAAACTCACCACGTTGTGCTTGCAATCTAGCTTGTTCTAAGGCTTGTTGTTGACCACCAATACCACCTAATAATCCTAAAGCTTTGTATTGCTCGCCTAATTGTCCACCTAATAAACCAGCTTGTTGTTGTCTAGCTCTTAATGCCAGCTCTGGAGAAGATTCAATAAGTCTTTGTCTACGTTGTGCATCAGATTCAGCCATGCCAGCTGCTTGCGCAAAACCAGCTGAACGTAAACCTGCAATCGTTTGTGCCGCTTCTTCAGCAAATGGTCGAGTTGCTTCGCTTTCTATTAAAGCTGATCTTGAGCCACCAAAAGCACCACTTCTAATAGCGCGATCTTGCTCTCTTTGTTGTGCTAAATCTTGGCGTCTTTGTATGTCTGCTAAAGCTGGATCAATAACGCCTTGAATATATGGATCTTCATATTGTGAAATACCACCATCAAGAACGGATGCGGCAGCATTACCAGATACAGGAGAAAATGTAGGGGAGGGTGCTGCCGCAAGTTTTGCTAATTCTTGTCTTGGGTCAAGGCCCATAGTTTCACCAAACAAACCTCTAGTAGCTTGCATAGCTTGTAATTGGTCTGGACTAAAGCCAGCAACCATTTCACCAGTGTACGGAGTAAATGGTAAGTCAGCCGCAGCTAAACCTCTGGTTGACATATCTTTATATATGTCTTGTAAATAACCAGGTACGTTAGCTTGTTGTGTTGTTGTGGTTTTGCCTTTACTCATAATTCTTTTCTAATTAAATATTCTTGTTCAAACCCTAGATGTTTTATTTTACGAATCCAACCTTTTCTGCCACCACCATACAATCTTTTGATTCCAGCGTTTTTAGCAAAAATTTCTATAGATTCTAATATTTCCTCTATTTCTTTATAATTACCACCACAAAACAATAAGTTCATGGCTTTATTTTGTGGATAAATAATGATTTCAGTTACAAAAGCTGATTCTTTACCTGGCCACAAATGGAATAATCCATGTCTTATTTTATCTTCTATATCGTCAATTGTATAGGAATCTTGATGTTTAACTGCTTTCTCTATAAATGGCTTGCATCTTTCCCATTCATATTCCCATTCTGCTTTGCTAATCACCTTTTGCATATTCAGTTAAACTAGCTACTACCATTATTCTATTGGCATTATTGACAGTAACTTTTAATATTTCTCCAGCTTGTAAAACTAAATCTCTACTTAATAATTCTGAAGTAGCATTACCTGCTATTGTAAAATCATCATAAAGATTAAATACCGCAGCAGCTGAGTTAGTTAAAGTAAGATTTAAAGTAGCCGCAGAAGCATTATTATTATTAACTAAGATAGATTCAATAACAGCAAAATCAAAATCTGTACCTGCTGGTGCAGTATATAAAGTTGTTGCATTAGTCGTAGTTAAACTAATTTTAGCGTTAGTAACTCTTTGTATATATTGCGTTTTACTAGCAGGATCTATCATCTTCGACCTCTAGCTTTAACGTCTAATCTAATATTACCAACTTGGAAATCTTGAGTTAATGAACCTTCAACTTTCATTTGTACTTGTCGTGCTGAAAATCTAGCATCTATATAACCATCACTTTCAAAAGTAAAACTACCAAAATCTGTAGTTGCTCCTAATGGGGTAAATTTACCGCTAAAGTTTAAAGTTACGCCAGGCAAAGTAGTTGTTTCTTCATCAGGTAAAATTTGATTGACTTGAGCTACACGATCACCATTACTTATTTCTAATGGGCCTGTTGTGCAAAAAGGTTTTCTAGAACCTATGCCTGGTGAATTAAACAATGCTCTTTTGTCGTGTTCGTAAACATAACCATCAACATCACACGCAATTGGATTATTAAATACACCTTGGTCTATCCAAGAACTTCTATTTAATGAACCAATTGACCATGAATTATCTAAGTAATTCCAAATAATATATTTATTAGGTGAGAACTGATCTACGTCACCAACAGGGAAAAACCACCAAATTTCATTGTAATCTATGTTATGTGCGCCAAAGGTACTTTGCTGAGTGTTTTGTTGTAAATTGTCAAAAATATAATCATGCACATCAGATTTTAATTCTTTAACAAT